GGCGGCCGGGCGGCCGGGGCGGGTCACCTCCCCTGGGGGCGGGCGGTCCACCAGTCTCGGTGCGTGGTGAAGGTGCGAGGCCCGGCTGCCTCGAGCTCGGTGGCGAGCCTGTCGGACTTGGCACGGTTGCATCGGGAGTGCGCGGCCTGCTTGTTGCTCAGCTCGTCGAGGCCGCCCTTGGCGAGCGGCACGATGTGGTCGACGACGAACGAGTCGAGGTGGGGGTAGCGCAGCGTGTAGTCGATGTCGCCGCCGCAGAGCGCGCATGGTGGCTTCGTGCGGCGGATCGCTGCGCGGTCGCGGTCGCGGACGGTGGTGCTGCGTTGCGTCATCTGGCTGACACCTGTCGACGGTCGGGGCTAGCGTGCAGGCCATGGGTGCGAACTGGGATGCGTTCAAGAAGGGCATGATGGAGTCGCCGATCCAGAAGGCGATGCGCGAGCAGGAGGAGAAGGCGGCGAAGCAGGCTGCCCTCGTCTGTCCTCACTGCCAACAGGGCGGCGGCGTGACCAGCAAGCAGGTCAAGAAGAAGGGCGGCATCAGTGGCGGCAAGGCCACTGCGGCGATCCTCACTGGCGGGGTCTCGCTGGTCGGCACCGGCTTGGCGAAGAAGGGCTTCGTGAACGAGCTGTCCTGCTCGAACTGCGGCATGGTCTGGCACGTGGCGTAAGCCGAACTCGTCTGGGAGACGACAAGAGACCCGGCCGTTGGGCGCAGGTCTCCGTCGCCAAAGTTACACGACCCTGACCGCCGAGTCACGACGCCTGCCCGATGGTGTGTCGTTCCTGGACGTCGGCGACGTCGTAGAGCTGGCGGCCGTACTGGTCGCGGCCTCGCTTGCGCACGAGACCGCGGTTGGCCCAGACCCGGATGGTGCCGACGCGGATGGTGAACCGCTGCGCGAGCTGGTCGGCCGTGAGCGCCGCAGCGTGCTGGACGTAGTCGGCGTCGACCCTGAGCTTGTACTCGTCGTCGGTCCAGGCGTGGGCGGGCTCGTCTGGGCAGTGCCAAGCGTCGGCCCGGCCGTCGCAGATGGGGCACAGGGTGTCGCCGCACCGCTTCCCGGGCTTCATCCCGGGGTGGCTGGCGTGACGCTTGCGGAGCCGCGGTCCCTTGCCGTGGGTCTCGACGCAGGCCGGGCAGGGCCGGCCGAGGTCGGGGGTGCGGCTGTCGTGGTCGACGTTCTCGAGGTGGGCGCGGCAGGCCGCGAGCTCGGCGGCCAGGTCGGCGAACTCGTCGCCGTGGGCGAACGCGGTCTCGTCCAGCGCGGTGCGGATCGCTGCGGCGGCGCGTACGACGTTCCAGTCCCAGGGGCCGACGGTGATCCAGCCGCCGTCCTCGAGGGCCTGTGCGGCCCGGGCGAGCACGGCGTACGGGTGGTGGGGGTCGTCGTCGCGGAAGGACTCCAGGCGGGGCCAGTCGCACCAGCCCTGGGCGTCGTACCGGGCGGTGAGGCGCTGGCGCTTCTCGGCGTACTGGGCCGGGGAGGCTGCGACGCCGGCGAGGTTCATGGCCTCGGACTCGATGCCGTCAATGACGACGTCGAAGACGAGCAGGCGGATCCAGAGTTCGACGATCGCGTCGACGTCCTTGCGGACCCTGCGGATGCAGCGGGGACAGGTGTTGATCCCCGCGGCGTGCTGGACGTGGTGGGGGCACCGGCCGCGCATGGCGCAGTGGTCCTCGTTGCACGCGGTGCCGTCGGGCTGGGTCCAGCGTTCGCCGTCCCAGCTGCAGGTCGGCGTGGTGCTCATCGGCCACCGCCGATCGTCTCGGCGAGCTCGAGGGCCTGGGTGAGGCACGCAGGGCAGGTGTAGCCGCAGCGTGGGCAGCGGAGGTCGCACCAGCCGCAGTGGCAGCCGCCGCAGATCGGGGTGGAGATGTGGACGTGCTGGGCGTGGGACGAAGTGGACCTCGTCTCGGTGCATGTGACTTCGTCCCGTCCAGCCCTACTACGTAGGGGCTGGGACGAGGTCACATTGACTTCGTCCGGACGAAGTGGGGACGAAGTCGGACGAAGTCGATTTTGGGGGTTCACTGGACCTCCTGGATGTACCGGTCAGACTTGGGGTCGCGGGCTTCTCGGTAGGGCTGAATCGAGGTGTGCATGAGGGCTCGGCGGGCCCCTGTGTCTCGGTGGACGTAGTGCTCGCGGATGAGCAGGGCGAGGGCTGCTCGGACGTTCTGCGCCTTGCCCGGGATGGCGTGCTCGATGTGGTTGACGCTGACGGCCTCGTCGGCCTCCTCGATGAGGAGCGACACCAGCTCCATGAGGTGTGTCGGGCGGAACTCCTCCCCTCCTTCGCGGGGGCTGCGGACGGTGACGTGGATGAGCTCGTCGCCTCGCGAGGAGTCGATGACGATGCGAGCGGCTTCCTGCGTGCGGTCGGTCTTGCGGAAGTCGCCGGCGTGGGCCCTGACGCCGCCTGGGCGGTCCTTGGCTACCCGGAGGACGACTTGGCCGAGGCGGCCGCGGCCAAGAGCTTCGACGACCTCGACGACGTACGCTGCGCCGTCGAGGGCGGCCATCTTGGCCTGGCCTCCGATCGCGAACCGGCCGCGGCCGTCGGTGTCCTTTGTGACGTGGTCGATGAGCACTACCGCGGCGCCGGTCATCTTGGCTACGGTCCTGGGCAGCAGTCGCATCCACTTCGTGATGTCGTCGTTGTCCTTGGTTGACGCACCGAAGATGCCGAGGGCCTCGGTGACGCCGTCGATGACGCACAGGGCGTATGGCGTCGAGAGGACTCCTCGGAGGGCTTCGCGCTCGTGGACGAAGTTGCGCGGGTCAACGTCGGGCCGCAGGTAGGTGAAGCCGTCGCGGACGTGCTCGCGGGTGGCGCCGAGCTCGAGGAGCCGTCCGACGACGGATGCCTTGTCGGACTCGAAGTCGATGAAGAGGACCCGGTGCCCTCCGCGGAGAAGTCGTGCCGCCTCGGCCTGGGCGACGAGCGACTTCCCGGACTCGGACTCGCCGTGGAAGGAGTGGATGTGACCGGGGTAGAGGAGGTGGCATCCGTCGTTGCGCGGCATCAGCGACGGCAGCGTGGGTGTCCAGGTGCCGTCGAGGACGTCGTCGAGCGGCACTGGCGCCCAGGTGGCCTCGAGCGGCTCGTCGGGCTGCTCGGCGGTCGTCTCTGGGGCTGGTGGCATCAGTTCGGCGTACCTGACTTCCGTGATGTCCGGCTCAAACCGTTCGTCGGGGCGGGGTTCGGGGCGCGAGGCGGCGCCGACGCGCTGGCGGGCGCTGTTGAGCTTCTGGTCGTGCTCGCGGCGGCCCCACCGCTGGTCGGCGGGCGCGTGGGAGTAGAGGTCGTGTTCGGCCTGGGCGGGGGTGTAGCCGGACCAGGGTGCGTTGGCGATCTCGAGGAGGTTGCAGGCGACCTCGAACGTGGTGGTGTCCCAGCCGGCCCCTTCGTGCCACGGGCGGGGGAGCCGGTCGAGGCGGTCGAGTTCGTAGCGGATGACGGCGGCCGCGTAGGGGTGGAGGTCTCCGTGGCGTCGGTGGAGCTCGACGACGGTGCCGCCCGTGGACGGCGGCGGCGGGGCGGGTGTGGGGTCGGGCTGCTTGAGGTTGTCGAAGTAGCCCACGTCAGTCGGTCCCCTGCTCTACGGTTCGGGCCATGGCAACGTTGGTGGTCGGCGGCCTGCTGACCTTGATCGCGGGCATCGTGCTGAAGGTCGCGGACATGCTCGTGGAAGGTCGTGGCGCATGGGCGCGCCGGGCGATCACCGCGGACGTCGAGCTGTACAACTCCCTGCCCGACGGCTTGCGCAACGGCGTCGGAGGCGTCGCGCTCGAGGGTCGGGTGGAGGCGGCGTTGGTGGCGTTCTCGGGGCAGAGAGAGGCCGACCACGACTCATCGTCCTTGCAGGAGGAGATCGATGATCTGCTGCGCGAGATGAGGTTCCGGCGGGAGGCCGTCCGCGTCGAGCTGGTCCTGCAGATCACGCCGATCGTGGGCGGCGGGATCATTGCCACTTTCTTCTCCAAGGCCACGCAGAACGAGCCCGACATCATTGGGCTTCCGCTCACGATCCTGTTGACCGTCATCAGCGCGGCTGGTGCGATCGGGTACATGGTCGTCGCGCACTTCGTGGCGCTCGAGTACGTGCGGCGGCGCTGGACCAGGGATGGTCTGGAGATCCCGGCGAAGTACCTCAAATAGGTCACGCCGCACCGACCAGGGCTTCGGCGACGCACGCTCCGAGGTCGCGCGCGGCGGGCGGGGTGACGGCGTTTCCGGCGAGCTTGACGCGCTCGCGGCGGTTGCCGTCCCACACGTAGTCGGCGGGGAAGGCCATGCCGGCGGCGACCTCGTGGGGTTCGAGCATCCGGAAGAGGCAGTCGTCGACCTGGGCCTCGGCGGCTTCGAGGTCGCCCGGGGTCAGGAGCGACTGGTGGCCGCTGGTCGTCAGGGTGCGCAGCACCTCGTGCACGGGCGTCGACATCTCGGCGCCGTCGCCGCTCGAGCCGAAGTGGCGCGTGATCAGCGCGTACCGGTCTCGGGTGGTGAGCGTGCCGATCGGCTGGTCGACAGGCTTCGACGACTCGGCCGAGCCGTAGTACGGCGTCAGCAGGTAGTCGTTGTTGCCCTCGGCGGTGAGCGTGCGGAGCTCGCGGTCGACGGGCCGCGCGCTGTTCGCGACGTGGGTGTCGGTGCCGCCCATCAGCGAGACGTGCAGCGGCGAGATCAGCGCCTTGCTGGTGTCGTTGGCCGTGAGCGTCGACAGCGGGTCCTCGAGCGACCGTGGGCGGTACTCGAAGCGGCGATCGAGCAGGAACGACGGGTACGCGAGCCCGGTCTCGTTGCGGGTGGTCTGCGTGCGGCCGGGCAGGCCGAGCGGTCGGGCCTCCTTGCCGTCGCGGCCCTCGACGGGGATCGCGAGCGCCTTCGTCTCGGCGGTGTGGAGCACGCGGAGGTACTCCTCGACCGGCCACGCCCGGTAGTAGGCGTTCGGGTCGCCGTAGCTGCGGTGCTTGGGGTCGGAGGCGTCGTACTGGTTGCCGCCTGCCTCGAGGTGGAACGGCGCCCAGTAGCGCGCGATCCCGGCCGCGATGCGGCGGCGCGTCTTCTCGGCGAGGTCCTTGTCGCGGTCGCCGATCCGCTTCCCGGGGATCGTCCAGTCGATCGCGGCGGCGGCCGGGAGCCAGCCGGGCTCCACCTGGGTGCCGCAGTCGCCGTGGACGTAGACGTAGGCCTGGCGGTAGCGGCCGACGGTGCGGCCGTTCTTCCACGCCTGCCGGGCCTCGCAGACCACGTCGCACTTCGGGCAGTACGCCGAGGGCCGCAGCGCAGGCTCGAGGTCGGGCTCCCGGTCGCCGGCGAGCCAGCACACGACGTAGATCCGGTCCCGGGACTGCGGTGCGGGGAGGCCGCCGCGCTGGGCGTGCATCGAGTTGAGTGAGACGACGCGGAAGCGGTAGCCGAGCGCGAGGAGCTGCTGGCGCCAGAGGGTCCAGGGCTCGCGGTACTTGGCCTGGGTGGCGATGTCGACGACGTTCTCGATGATCATCGCGCGGTAGCGGTGGTGCTCGGCGAACTTGAGGACGTCGAACATCAGCAGCCGGGACCGGAGTGCGGCGTCGTCGCAGAGGAGGTCGTCGTCGAACAGCCCGGCCTCGACTGCGACGCGGGTGTACTTGTCGCCGCCGGCCTGCGACCACTTCGTGCACTCGGGGCTGGCCCAGAGCACGTCGGTCTTCGGGAAGAACCGCGGGTCCTCCTCGTGGAGGTCGGCAACCGAGTGATCAGCTCCCGGATGGTTCCGGTTGTGGACGTTGATCGCCAGGGGCCAGTGGTTCGCGGCGTGCTTGATCTCGAACGGCGAGCCGGGGATGGACATCAGGCCGGTCGAGGATCCACCGCCACCGCAGAACAGGTCGGTGACCGTCAGGCCGCCTGTGGGGGCGATCAGATTCGGGACAGGAGCCATGGTCAGCACGACGCACCGCGCTTCCGGCCGGCCATGCTGGTCTCCTGGCAGGGCGGGCTGAGCTCGTCCGCGATGCAGACGTCGCAGGTGGGGATGCCGTAGGTCTCGGTGAACGAGGTCTCGGTGCCGCCGGGGGCGAGGTGTGGGTCCAGGCCGCAGCGGGTGCGGAGGACGACCGCGTTGCCTTCGATGAGCACGCGGGGCAGGTGCAGGGTCGGCTTGCGCCCGATCTTGATGGTGGTGCGGGCGTCGATGAGCGTGCTCATGCTGCTCCTTCCTGGGTGTGGTGGTGGCGGGCGTAGGCCTCGACGAGGTCGCCCTTGACGCGGCCGCGGCGGACCTGGTCGATCAGGCCGACCGTGACGGCCCAGGCCTTCACCTGGTGGCTGGTGACGCCGAGCTGCTCGAGCCGGCGTGCGGTTCGGGTGTCGGCCTTCTCTCGGCGGCTCAGCGGGAGACCGCGCGGCGCCGTCGGCGGGGTGTCGGCGATGGCCTCGATCTCTCCGACGACCCGTTCCTGCAGGAGGCGGAGCTTGGCGGCGCGGTGGGTCTCGCCGTGGCTGGTGGCGATGTCGAGCTCGTGGGCGGTGCGTCGGCGGAGGGCGTGGAGCTGCTCGAGGCGGGTGCGGGTCTCGACGGCGCTCACTGCGCGCCTCCGGGCGGCAGGTGTCCCCAAGGCATCAGGTGGACCTCGCACGCTCCACGGGTCGGCTCGCCCACGGGGTTGCCGCGTCCGTCGACGCGCTGGCTCACGATCCCGCCACATCGTCGAGGCGGGTCGTAGTGCCAGCCGTCCTTGTCGGCGTGGGTCATTCCGGTCGGGTCGATGGTGGAGTCACTCATCGCGGGCTCGATCGGGGCGAACGTCGGCGGCTCGAACAGCGCTGCCGTCGCCTTGATGAACTGGACTTGGGGCAGGCTGTTGAGAGCGGCGTCCATCGCCCTCTGGTGGTCGGGGCACCAGTAGATGCACGAGGTGACGGGCTCGGCGTAGAACCGCTGCCGCTCGGCCTCGCCGAGGGTGGCCGCGTAGCAGGCGCGGCAGGTCGGTTCGCTCATCGGTCGGCCTCCGCAGCCTCGGCACCGACCCACGAGCCGGACACCGCGACCAGCTGATGCTGGGCGCACGTCGTCTGCGCGAGCCGGTTCGTGGTCGTCGGCGGCCGGGTGCAGGACGGCACCACGCACTCCGTGCTCACGCCGCACCGGCTCGGGCGATGTCGGCCAGCTGCGGGGTGCCGAGGAACGAGTAGCGGCCGGGCGTGCCGTGCCCCTGGGCGATCACCGACGGCGGGGCGACGACGTACCCGCCCTTGCCGCGGTAGTCGACCCCGGGGAGGATCCCGGCCTTGTTGCCGTCGCCGGTCGCGGGCACGTACAGGTGCATCCCGCCCGGCCGCGGGGTCATCACCTTCGCGATCTGGTCGTTCTCGACCTGGGCGAACACCTGCTCCCAGTGCTTCGCCCGCGAGGTCTGGCCGGGGAGTCCGTCGATGTCGACGACGTCGACCAGGTGGCCGGTGGCGATCCCGATGTTGGCGTCCGGCGAGGTGTCCCACCAGCCGTTGATGACGTCCGGGTTCGACGACGCGTCGAGGCAGCCGTTGGAGCCCTTGAACGGGATCTTGCTGCCCGGCGAGAGCGGGAACACCTTGAGGCCGATGCTGGCGTACCAGAGCGCCGACTGGTGCAGGGTCGCGGTCTGGCGGGCGGCGCGCCCCCGAGCGTCGAGCTGGGCGACCAGCTGCTCAGCCGCCTGGATGCGGTCGGTGTCGTTGGTGGCGTACGCGTCGACGAGGTCGGCGGTGGCCAAGTCGAGGGCGGTCTCGTCAGCCACGGTCGGCTCCCCACGGGGTCAGGGGCGCGTCGGCCCGGAGGTACAGCGGGTGCCGCGGGGCGCCGTCCTTCGTGACGCCGAGCGCCTGCAGTCGGACGCCCGCGGCCCTGGCGATGACCCTCACGAACTCCACACGCCGCGGCTCGGCGTTTGCGCCCCACGCGGCGATGACGGGCTGCTGCAGGCGGTCAGCCGCGGCGAACGCCGCCCGGAGGATCTCGTCGTTCTCCGGGCCGATCGGGTCGTCGGCACGCCACAGGTCGGCGGGCTTCGTGGCGCGGTAGGCGTAGAGGTTGACCACATGGATCCCGCCGGAGCCGATGCGCTTCGCGAACCCGATGCACCTGCGGATCGTCGGGTCGTCCTGGTGCGCGTCCGCAGTCGACGGGTTCAGCATCACGAACACCGCGGAGCCGGGGCCCTCGGCCGGCTCCCATCGGCGGCCGAGCGTGTAGCGGTAGCGGCCGTCGTCGCTGATCGCGGCATAGGGTGTCGTGACGTCGAGCAGTGCGCCGTCACCTGTGGTCACGGCTCAGCCCTCGGCCGAGTCGTCGCCGCCGGAGAGGATCTCACCGGTGTGGGGGTCGATGTTCCCGAAGGCGGCCCGCAGGTCGTCCTCGAGGTCCATCGGGAGCACCGTCTGCCCGGTCCGCTCCTCCATCGCGCGGCGCATCATCTTCTGCGCGAGGTCCTTGTCCTGGCCGTCGATGACCTCGATCTTCCGGATCCGGGCGGTGGGGATGGTGTCGCCGGAGTCGATGTCCTCGGTGATCTTGCTGCAGTCCACGAGCGCGACGACGACGTGCAGCTTCCCGGGGGTGCTGACGAGGTCGCCGGCGATCGCGGCGAGTCCGTTGCCGTTGCCCTTGGGCAGCGCGGCGGCGAGCTTGGTCATGGTGATGCCTTTCGTGGTGGAGTCGGGGTCAGGCGCTCGCGGCGGCGCGCAGGATCTGAGCGATGTTGCGGAACCCGACCTCGCGCAGGCCGGTGCTGGTGACCTCGTCGTCGGCAACGGCGGCGAGGAAGTCGCGGAGCGCCTCGAGGGTCTCGACGCGAGCGGTCGCGCCGGTGACCTTGCTGCGCTCGGGCTCGGGGTAGTCGAAGAAGTTGCGCGGAGAGTTGGACCACCGCTCGACCGACAGGTCGCGCAGGTCTTCCGGGGTGATGACCCGGCCCCTGCGGGCCTTCTCGGCGACGCGCTTCGCGGCGGCCGCGATGACCTGCGGCTTGTCGCTCGCGAGCCACTCGGCTTTCGCCTTGTCGTGCGCGGCCTGGGCCTCCTTGAAGGTCTTGTTGGCCTCGGCGTGGCGCCGCTTGATCTCGGCCTCGACCGACTTCCTGAGCGTGGTGGTGTTGAACTTCATGGTCATGCCCTTCGTGGTGGTGGGTGGGTTCGGTGGCTCGATCACCCCCACCGACACGGCTGCTTCGTCTTCCCCGAAGGTGTGCCGGTGGGGGCGGTCCAGACCCCGACCGTCAGAACGGCGCGGCGGCCTGCGGCGGAGCCGCCGAGAAGTCGGCCTGGCTGGTCTCCTGGACCTGCGCCGGCGCGGAGACCGCACCACCCGCACCGCGGGCGACCTTGATCGCGAACTCCTTCACCGTGCCGTTCGCGGTCTTCACCAGATTCGACAGCGTGATCTTCACCAGGTCGCCCTGGTTCAGCGCCGCCGCCCGCACGGCCCGCTTCAGCGAGACCTGGCCGCAGTTCAGGACGACCAGCTCCCCGGCGGGGAAGTCCGTGCGCTGCCCCTCCTTGTTGATGCTGGCCGCGGCCTCGGACAGCTCGACCTGCAGCTGCGGGCAGGGGTTGCCGGCGAAGTCGGTCCCTCCGGTCTCGTCGTACCCGAGGACCTTGCCGGTCACGTGCTGGCCGATGGTGCTGCCCCAGCTGATGAACGCGCCGCGGGGGACGTCGATCTCTTCCCAGTTCGTCATGTGCTTCTCCTTGCTCCGTTGGTTGTGTGGGTGCCCCAGCAGGTAGCTGAGGCGGGTCACCGGCGTGCGCCGGTGGTCTTGTGGTCGATCAGCTCGAAGCGGTTGATCCAGAGGCGGCCCGGGTCGAACCGTTCGCCGGTGACCGTGCAGGCGATGGGTCGGTCGCGGCTGATCGATCGCTGCAGGTGGGGGTCGCACATGAACCCGAACCCGACGTGGCTCTGGCACTGGTGGTTGGTCCAGACGACCCACTTCGCGGCGCTGTCGCAGTCACGGAACCCGCAGGGGATCTCGACGGTGTCGCCGATGACGGTGGCGAGGTCGATCTGCTCGATCGTCACGACGCGACTCCCAGCACGCGGGCGGCCTGCTCGACCTGGTCCCAGAGCGTCCGGTCGCCGCCGCGGCGGTCCGGGTGGTTCGCGGCCCGGGCGCGGCGGTAGGCGAGCGCGAGGGCGGCGCTGTCGTTCCGGGCGCAGAACTGGCTGATCGGCGCCGACTGGTAGGAGCCGAGGATCGCCCACGCCTCGTCCGCGGTCATGTGACTCGCGGGCGTTGCCTGGCCGGCGGGGAGCGCTTTCCAGCCGGCGTACTGCTCGCCACGCTTCGTGATGCCGTACCGGTCGACCCGCCGAAGCGCCTCCAGCCCGAGCGCGATCGCCCGGACGTTGTCCTGCCACGTCGGGAACAGGTCCGTGGCGTACGTCAGCGGACCGTGCATCGACTCGAACGCGACCCGAACGGCCGAGCTGCGAGCGATGGCGCGGGCGTAGAGCCGGCCGTCGTTGCGGATCTGGCCGTCCAGCACGTCGACCTCGAGTACCAGGTCGCGCCCCCGGAGGGCCTTGACCTCGCGCAGCAGCAGCTCCTCGGTGTCCGACCAGCGCGCCGAGAACGGGCTCGGCTTGTGCCGCCCGGCGAACACGGTGCGGTCGGAGATCGGGCGGATCGTGTACGTGACGCTCATGCCGACACCGCCTCACCGAGCGAGCCGATGTGCTCGACCGCCAGAGCAGTGAGGGCTTCGGTCCACTCCGTGGCGTGCTCGGCCCACAGGGCCCGCACGTCGTCGCCGGTCCGGCAGCCACGGATCAACGCAGCGAGCCGGTCGTGGGTGCCCTGGGCGAGCTCCTCGGCCCGGGCCGCCTGCTTCTTCTCCTGGTGCAGCGACGGGCGCGCGGGCTCGGTGAACGGCGCCGTGAGGACGTCGTACATGTGGCGGCAGGTGCTGTTGCCCTTCGCGGCGCAGTCCTTGCAGAGCCGCTGCTTCCACACCTCCCGCGCGGCGAGCACGGCGTACCAGCCGGCCTCGAGGTCGATCCACCGCAGCTCGGCGCGGCCGGTGCCGGCGGGGAGGTGGTAGATGATGCCGCGGTTCGCCGAGCAGCCGTGGATGGTGCGCTCGCCGGTCTCGACGTTGTACAGCGCCGAGCGGGCGTAGACCGCGAGCTGCATCGCGATCTTGAGGGTGCCGAACTCGATGGTGCCGGTCTTGGTGTCGGCGATGTACCGCTCGCCCTTGTACTCCACGATCCGGTCCGGGGTGCCGGCCACGCCGAGGTTGTCCATGACGACGGGGTGCTCGATCTCGATGACCTTCAGGTCGGCGGTGGCCGCCTGGTAGGCGCCCATCGCCGCGACGACCTCGTCGGGCAGCCCGTCGGGCAGCTTCCCGCCGCGGTCAAGGAGATCGGTCAACGCGTGGTACGCCGTGCCGACGGTCGCGGCCGAGGACGCCTTCGCGGACTCCATGGCCTGCTCGGCGAGCTTGTTCAGGTGGGCCTTGTCGTCCTTGTGGGCCAGCGCGGAGATCCGCAGGTCCTCACGCTCGGCGGCACCGAGCAGGGTCATGCGCTTCATCCAGAGCTCGAGGTTGTAGCGGTCCTCGAGCACCCCGACGTAGGAGGTGCACCGCTTGTAGGGGACGGGCTTCCCGCCACCACGAGGGGTGATGAGGGGGCGGCCGTAGCGGTCGCGCTTGAAGTCGGCGTACTCCGGGAGAGTCATCGTGGTGCTCCTGCTCAGAACGGGGCGGCCGCGGCGGCGACCTGTCGGACGTGGGCGGGCCAGGCGACCTTCGACATGCCGGCCAGGTGGCTTAGGGGCATGTCGTCGATCGGTTGGCCGAGGGCGCGGCGGCCCATGGCGGCGAGGACGAGGGCGTCGGCTTCGTCGTTGCCGGTGACGTCGATGTCGGGGTAGCGGCGTACGACGGCCGCGAGCACGGCGTCCTTGGACGCGTTGCCCTTCCCGGTGGCGTACTTGGCTCGGGCGGACGGGGCGACCTCGACGACATCGAGGCCGTCGAGGGCGTCGATGACGAGCCACCAGAGGCCGGATCGGTCGTGCATCCCCGGGTTGGACCGGGAGTACGCCGGCGCCTCGATGACGACCAGGTCGACACCGTCGTAGGCGATGTCGGTGATGTCGTTGACGAGCCCGACGAGACGCAGGTGTCGCTGGCGCAGCGTCGCGGCGGCACTGCCCTTCGACGTCAGCGTGCCGACGCGGCGGTGGTCGTCGCGGACCACGGCGTACCCCGTGCTGGTGAGGGACAGGTCGAGCCCGAGGACGGTGCTCACAGGCCGTTCCTAATGCGTTCGTCGAGCGGCAGCTGGTCCAGGTCCTGGGCGACCTCGAGGGCGTCGGCGACGTGGTCGTCGAACCGCTGGCCGTCGCGCAGCAGCATCCCGACCGCGCCGGTCACCAGGACGACGTAGACGGCGAGTAGGCCGAGGAGCTCGCCCCACATCACGCCACCGCCTTCCCGATGACGACCTCGTACCGGGTCGGCGCGGCCGGACGCGGGGCGCCGACCTGCTTGGCGCGCTGGTGAGCGATCAGGCTGCGCATCCCCGGGCCGGCCTTCAGGAACGCGGCGTGGATGCCGACGAGCCGCGCCTCGGCCTCGGTGGCGGTGACGAGCGCGGAGTAGGCCGAAACGACGTGGCCGTCGGCGATCGCCCGGTTGGCCTGGCTCATGCCGAACCGGCGGACGTCCTCGGCGTACGACGTCCGGGCGTCCCGGGTCTCGTGCGGGGCCCGCGGGTGCGGCTCGGGGTGGATCAGGTCGGCGCTCATGCGACCGCTCCGATCGCCTTGCCGCCGGGAGTCCGCTCGCCGGCGGTGGTGGCGAGGAAGCCCTGCCAGCACAGCCGCTCGAACGTCTCGCCGTCGACGGACATGACGAAGGTCTCGGTGACGACGCCGCAGCAGTCGCACTCCTTGCTCACCGACCGCTGGAATCGGACGTCGGTGATCGGGTCCGTGTCGCTGAGTTTGGTGAGGGTCTCGCCGTACTCGGTCATGGGATACTCCTTCTTGTTGGTGGCGTCACCCGTGCTGTGCAGGCGAGGGGTGGCGCCGCTGGCGTTGCGGGGTCCTTCGGTCAGGCGTCGGCGAGCGAGTCGAACCAGGCCTCGAGGTCGGCGATCCGGTAGAGCTCCTTGCCGCCGCCGGCGTTGCCGGTCTTCTTGGCCTTGAGCAGGCCGCGGTCCTTGGCGCGCCGGATGGTGTCCTCGGAGACGCCGCAGGCCTCGGCGGCCTCGCGGCGCGTGAGGAAGAGGCGAGGCGCGGTCATGCCGCGCTCTCGTCGGCGGTGACGATGTCGAAGAGTTCCTCGAACCGCTGACCGGTCACGGAGATCAGTCCGGCGATGAATTTTGGCGAGGGGTCGACCATTTGCTCGTCGATCCGGTAGCCCGTGGCGGCGCTGACCCCGATGCGTCGAGCAGCCTCATTCCGGCTGATCCCCTGTGCCTTGCAGTAGGCCCAGAGGACTCCGGGCTTGAGGACGATTCGCATGTCTTGACCTAATCATGCATGCATGACTTACTCAAGACGACGCGCCGCTTTGTAGTCATGCGTGCATACATCGCGCTAGTCTCTGAGCGTGTCGGAGATGCAGAAGCTGATCTGGAGCCGCTACGTCGCGGTCATGTCACGCGGACTCGGCCGCGGGTCAGCGATCTCACGCCTCATCAGGGAACGCCTTGGTGAAGGCCCGAGCCAGCCAACTGTGGATCGCTGGCTCGCCGGCACGATCATGCCGACCGGCGGCCGTGAGGTGGCGCAGTTCGCGAGAGCCTTCGGACGGCCGCCACTCGAGGCCATGGTGGCCGCCGGAATCCTGTCGCTGGACGAGGCCCGCACTGGCCTCCCGGACTCCTCCGTGCGACTGCTCCTCGATCTCGACGAGCGCCCCTACAGCACCCTGCACCCCGACATCGAAGAACACGAACTCGCCGAGTTGGCCGCCCACGAGGAAGAGCACTCGATCGAGTCCGAGCAGGGACACGCCGAGACGCCCTAGTGTCGGCCGTCCCTGGCAAGGTTCAGGGCCTGACAGCGTGGGCCGAGGTGGCGCCCACGGTCGGCGGAGAAACGGAGCTCGCGGGGTGCGATGACGAGACGTTGAGGGACCGTCTCGACGTGCTGTTCCAGCACTGTGCCGACCTCGGCATCGAGGTCGAGTGGGCCGACATCGGCGACCGCCGCCGCGGCGAGTACAGCTGGCGCCAGGACCGCATCGTCCTCAACCTGCGGCTCACCGCCGCCCAGGCCGCATCGACCCTCGCGCACGAGCTCGGCCACCAGCGGTTCGGTGACCGCTGCTCGAGTCCGCGCGCCGAGCGGCGGGCATGGGAGTACGGCGCGGCCTTCCTGATCACCCCGGCGGAGTACCGCGCGGCCGAGCGCCTCGTTGGCCATCATCTGTCCGCGCTCGCGATCGAGCTCGGCGTGACGCCGAAGCTGATCGAGGCGTGGCGGCGATGGTGGGAAACCCGCGGCCGCCGGCTGCACGAGGGCCGTGGGGTGGAGCGCGATGCATGAAGGTCGGATGGTCCTGCTTTCCGGGATTCAGTCCCGAAATCTGGAATCCCATGTGGCACGGTGCTAGCGTCTGTCTTCGACAGTGAGCGATCTATCCGCTGAGCGCCGTAAATCGGTGGTCAGCGCAAGACCGCGAAGGGCCCCAGGGGTGCAACCCTGGGGCCCTTCTGTTGTGCCCTGGGCCGGACTCGAACCGGCGACCAACTCGTCGACAGTGAGCGGCTCTATCCGCTGAGCTACCAGGGCACGCTTGGGAGCCCGCTCTACGGCGGGTTGTGCGTGCCCGAGCAGCACGACGTAGCCAGCCCGATGAATGGGCCCGGCGCGTACGAGGCGATGCGGTTAGCGCAACGGCGGCGGTTCGGCATGAGGCGTCCTGTGCTGGGAGGGGTGCGGTCCGATCATGATCGGGACTGTCCTTCCGTGCGTTGATGGGTTGTTCGGATCTTCCAGGCCCGGATCGCCAGGGGGGATGATTCCGGTCGCCGTTGGCGCGGCTTCCGGAACCTGGCACTCCAGTTATCTGCCAGCCAAGGTACTCGGCGATCGGCGCGCTCCCGGGCGACACGCCCGTACGTGGGGGTGAACTTCAGACCGAAAACGGGTCGAGGGGCCCCGCGCCAACGGGACCCCTCGTGGAAGAACGGTGTTCGTGGACGCCTCCAACCGAACCCGCAACCGATAACCCAATACGGATTCTGGCCCTTGTCAGGACAGATTCTGCGCAAACACGCCACGCGTGTCACGACTTGTGGTCCGCGCCACAATTAGCCCAGTTGCAACCGCTCGGCGATCGCGGTCATCGCGTCGAGCGACTGTCGGGTGTCGACGTGCATGTAGCTCTGGCTCGTGACGATCGAGGAGTGACCGAGGATCGCGACGATCACGGCCGGGTCGATCTTCGCCTCGAGCAGCAGGGTCGCGGTCGTGTGCCGACCCTCGTGGATCGTGTAGTACCGGCCCGCAGGGTGGCCGACCTCGGCCGCGGCCTGGAGCGCGTACCACTCCGCGTCGTCGACCTTCGGCTGTGTCGGCCCGCCGTCGAGCGCCGGCCACACCAGCCCGTGCGGTGACGCCGGCGCGATCTGCTGCCAGGTCTCTAGCGCGGACCGCATCCACGGCACGAGGGGGATGACGCGCCACCCGGCCTTCGACTTCGGGCGGACCAGGTGCCAGCGGCCCTTGAGCTGCCGGGCCTCGTAGCCGTCGGGAACGCGAAAGCCGGAGGAGTGGTCGCGGGGGACGCGGTAGTTCAGCGGCTGCAGCTGCCACGAGATCGTCAGCGCGTTGGCCTCGAGATCGACGCAGTCCCAGGTGAGCCCGAGCGCCTCGCCCTGGCGCATCCCCTGCAGCAGCGCGGCCGCGGTCCGGGACGAGTGGGGGAGGAGCTCGCTGGCGGCGCCGAGCACCGCGACCGCCTCGGGCACGGACATGGCGCGACGGTCAGAGACCGCCTTGCTCGGCGCCTCGGTCTTGAAGAGGCGCTCGGCAACCGGGTGTCCCTCGACCGCGGCGGCCTTGAGCAGCGACATCAGCACCGAGTGGGTGCGCAGCTGTGTGGAGGACGAGAGGCCGGCGGCCCGCTGGGCGGCCGCGACGGCGCGCACGTCGGCGGGGTTGAGCTGGGCGAACCGCTTGTGGCCGATGGTCGGGATGATCCACTTCCTGACCGCGACCCTGGTGGCGTTGAAGGTGTGCGGGCGCTGCTTGCGCTCGGCGATCTTGAGCCACTCGTCGGCCCAGCTGCGGACGGTCGCGCGTACATCGACGCCCGTGTCGCCGGCAAGCTCGAGCACGCGACGCTTCTCGCGGAGGCGAATGCGGGCCTCGGCCTCGGTCTTCGCTGACACAGTGATCCGCCGCCGCGCGCCACTGTCGCTCCAGCCGGCCGAGAGCGCGCCGATCCACATGCCGTCCTTGCGCTGATAGACCGAACCGGCGCCGTAGTCGCGGCCCGCCTTGCGCGGGCTAGCCACGCTGGGCGGCCTTCCAGTTCAGGAACTCGCCGGCCGTCATGGTGCCCTTGTCGAGATTGCAGGATCGACACGAAACCACGATGTTGTCGATGTGGTCAGACCCGCCCCGGCTCAACGGGACGAGGTGGTCGCGCTGAACCTGGCGGGGATCTCCGGTGGCCTCTAGATCACAGTTGGTCTCGGTTCCGCAGTAGAAGCAGATGCGCTCGGCAGCTCGGACAAGAGCCCACCACTGGGCATCAGTGTGGGTGCCCTGCTGCCGTGCGTCTTGAAGGTAGGCATCTCGCCCGCGGTAGAGCTGAGGCGGATGCTCCTCGCGATAGGCGACGAGCTTGGCGAGGGCGACCTCTCGGCGAGTGCTGGTGAAGGTCTTGCGCCGGCGCTGCTCGCCACGGGATCGGGGCAGGTCGACCGACGCCACCCAGATCCCATCGCGGGAGCGTTGGTAGATCGACCCGAATCCGTACGTCATGGTGGCTCCTACTATAGCAATCGCTGTAGCAATGTATAGCCACCGCAACAGGTGCCTCTGCCCGTCCGCTGAGCGTGAAATCGGGCGGACTCACTACCTGTGAGCGTACAGGGATATCACTCGTAATGATTAGGTCGTCGGTTCGATTCCGACAGGCGGCTCGCTCAGAGAGGCTCCTTCGGGGGCCTTTCGTTGTTTCTACTGTAGCCGTTGCTGTAGCCAACGTGGACGCGAAGTGTCGGTGGCCGGTGGCAGCCTGCTCCCCATGGCCCTCTCCGACCGCGAGCTCGCGATGCTCGACCTCGAGCGCAGCTGGTTCCGGTACGCCGGCGCGAAGGAGACGGCCGTGCTCGAGCGGTTCGGGATGTCGATGCCGCGCTACCTCCAGGTGCTGCATGCGCTGATCGACACCGCGGCCGCGCTGGAGCACGACGCGCAGCTGGTGCGGCGGCTGCAGCGGCGGCGAGCTAGTCACCGAGCGCGCTCAGCGCGGCGGGATGGGTTCGAGGTGGCGTGACCGAGCCGCGTCATCCGGTGGCTCGGCAGCCGCAGCACGTCTACGTCGATGTCACGGGCGCGTTCGGCGGCACGCACACCCACCCGGGCCTGCTGCTGGAGTGGCGGCGGCACGCGACGATCCCGGACAAGTGGGAGGGGCTGGTGGCGTACGCCGAGGCGGACGCTCACGGGTGGTCGATGGTGACGCGGTGGCTGATGGCCGAGCACGTGCGAAAGGCCTGAAATGACGAAACCGCCCCGCGCCTCCTGAGAGGGCACGGGGCGGTTCGTGGCGGCGGGTTGTCTCCCCGGCCGCCGATCACTCGTCTCGGGAGTGTGGGGCGACGGTACGCCGGTCGAGCTCGTTGGGGAAGGGTCAGGCGTCGGGCGCCTTGCTGTTCGGGACACGCCAGACGGCACCGACGGCGACGAGGGTGGCCGCGGCGATGCCGCAGCCCTCGGGGGCGGTGACGTGGCCGTCGGCGAGGGCGGTGCCGAGCGCGCCGAAGAGGGCGACGCCGCCGGCAACGGCGGCCTTGGCGTAGGGGCTGATCCGGTTCACGGGGTCTCCTTCGGGGTGGGCCGGCGCCGCTTCATGGCGCGGATGAAGCGGACGAGGAGCCAGGGGTGGTCCTGGCCGTTCTCGCTGGTGGGGATGACGCGCTTCTCGACGGGCTCGAGGCCGGGCGTCCAGGCGATCCAGTCGAGGTGCTCGCACCAGAAGTCCATGCCGAGCTGCTCGAACACGTCGCGGGGCGTCAGGTCCCGTACGGGGTCGTTCTCGTGGTAGTTGAGGTCGCCTGAGACGACGTCGTCGTCGACGTGGTAGCGCGCTCGGTTGGCCCGGACCAGGTCGATGAGCGCCTGCATCTGCTGCCGGTACTTCGCGGCACGGTCGGACTCCCACGCGTCGACGACGGCCGCGTTCGGGTGCAGGGCGTACACCCCGATGACACCGAGCTCGAGGTGCCGGATGATCGCCCAGGAGATCCATCGCTCGGGTGCGATCTTGTGGGGCGTCGACGCGTCGCACGCCTTCACGGCTCCGCGGTCGATGACCTCGTAGCCGCGGCGGACCAGCAGCGGGTTGTCCTTCGGGCCGCGGCGAGGGTCGGTCTTGGACTTCCCGACGACCATGCGGAACCGAAGCCGCGTCCGGAGGTACCGGTTGCGCCGGTACGCCTCGGTCCACTCGATGACTCCGGCGCCGTACCGGCGGCAGGCCTGCCGGATCCGGGCGCGGCTCAGCGTCGGCCCGTGGCAGGCGGCGTGGAGCAGCGTGAGCTCGTGCGCGCGGAGTCGGCGCGTCATCGAGACTCCTCGAGAAGCGCGGTGATCCACTCGGCCCATTCGCCGGACGGCCGCCACTCCGGGCCCATCACGTCAGCGGTGCGGCGGATTACCTGGGCGTAGGCGTCGCTGGCCGGGATGGACTTGTCGCTCAGCGGCGCGATCGCGTCCTTGAGCTGGGTGCGCTGCTCGGGCGTTGCGTCCGAGTTCGCTGCTCCTACGAACATCACGACGGTCAGCGCCGCGCCGAACGCGTCCATCAGAGCTCCGCGCGAGCGTCGTCGACGAGCTCGATCACCTTGGCGATCGCGTAGCCGACGTAGATCATCCCCGCGCCGACGAGCGCCGCGGCGCCGGCGGGCCAGAGCGGCAGCCCGTCGAACCGGAGCCGCCGCCTCATCGGATCACGCCGAGCGCGCGCAGGGCCTTGCGGACGGCGGCCCGGACGGGCCCGGGCTTGTTGGCCTTCAGGGCGCGCTCGCCGGCGGCGCGCATGGCGTCGACGTTCGGGTGGTGCGGCGACGGGGCGGGCGGGACGGGGGTCGGCTTGACGACGGGGTCGGGCTGCCACACGCGCACGCCGGCGAAGTCCTCGGTCCAGCCGAGCAGGGTCAGGCCCCACCGCTCCTGCACGCTCGCGATGCGGTAGACGTCGACCTGGCCGTCGCGGAGCAGGTCCGTGCCCCACACGAGGCCGTCGCCGCGGGACACGGCGGCGTGGCCGTTGTCGCTTGAGCCGCCGGCCCAGTAGACCGGGACGCCGCGGGGGATCCGGGTCGGGTCGGTCTCGGGGTGCTTGTACTTCGCGGCCTTCCACTGGTCCTCGGCGTCCGCGGTGCCGTCGCCGTCGAAGTCGCCGACGGCGGGCTGGTCGAACGCGAGGCGGGTGAAGATCGCGCAGCAGTTGTGCCAGTTGCGCGAGGGGCGCTGGTGCTCGGCCTGGGCGAACTCGAAGGGGTGGCCGGCGACGACGCGGCCAGAGGGTGCGGTCATGACGGTGCTCCTGACGTGGACGTGGGCGGACGTGGAGCCACCCCCGCCACCGGCACGTCCGGTCCAGCAGCGGGGTGGGGTACGAGGTCGGTCAGCGGTGGCGGTGACCGTGGCGGGGGTGCTTGTGGTGTCCCGGCGCGCTGCCGGACTTCCCGGGCCCCGTGGGGGTGCTCGAGCCGCCGGCTGAGGTGCGGTGGCGCCTCACGTGGTGGCCGGGGCGCGGGTGTCCTACGACGATCCGGGGCGGCGGGATCACGGTCACGAGACGCTGCGGGATGCGGATGCCGTGCGCGCGGAGGTAGGTCAGGAGCGCGTCCTGGCGGGCGGCGAGGGCTGCGGTGTAGTCCAGGAGCGCCTTCTGGTTCGTGGCGGCCGTGGCGCGGTCCTGGGCGGCCTCGGCGTCGTGCTGTTGCACGGTGGCGATCAGGGCGTCGATCTGGTGTCGCTTCGACACGACGTCCTCGTGCTGCTCCAGCAGCTGCCAGCCGGCAAGTACGACGGTGAGCAGGAGCGCCGCGGCGGCGATGGTGCCCTTGTCGAGGCCACGGATGAATCTGGTCACGGCTTCGCCCCTCCCGTGTACAGCACGATGGTGAGCACAGCGCCGAGGACCGCGAGGCCGATGGTCCAAGCGAGTTTTGCCCAGCGGGCGTCGTTGCGGTCGATGCCCTTCTGCAGCGCGCTGTCCCGGCGCTGCGACTCCTCGTCGCGTTCGCGGCAGTCGTCGTCGTTGCGCTGCACGGTCTCGCGAAGCGCGTCGTGGGCCTCGCGGGTGACCATGGACGTCGTGAGGCTGGCGATCTGCAAGCCGAGGTGCTCGACGTTGGTGGTGAGGACGGCGACGGCCTGGAGAAGCTTGTCGGTCGCGCGGCGGATCTCGCGGTCGTCGTCGTCGGTGACGCCCACGTCAGCGCACCACGACCGTGCCGGCGAGGACCACGGGGATCTCGGGGTTGTCAGTGAAGCGGAGATAGACCTTGTGCGCGCCCTTGGCCGGGAGCGGGACGGCGTCGCCGAGCAGCACCTGGGCGGTGCGGGTGGTGCCGACGTCGCCGGCCCATGCGGCGGGGATCCAGGTCTCTCGGTCGAAGGTGATCTCGACGTCTTGGTCGAGGTCAACGTCGGCGGTGACCACGAGATCGAGGTACTCGACGGTTCCGACGTACAGGACGCGGGTGCTGGTCAGGGTCACTGTTCCTCGATTCGTGCGCTGTTGCGGGGCGGAGCGAGCTGGGCGGAGCGCGGGGGCGGTGCGGCGAGGGCCGCGGCCTGTCGGGCCGGGGCGAGCACGGCGGTGACGGTGATGTCGCGCTGCTGGGTCTGGAGCACGCCGACGAACAGCACCTGGGCGTCGAGGGTGGCGCCGATCAGCTGGTTGGTGACGTCGGCGGCCGCGAGGTTGACCTCGGTGTCGAGGACCGCGTCGGCGACGGCGTCGAGACGGATGGATGCCTCGAGGGTCGCGGTGGCCTCGAGGCTCGTGTCGGCGACGGCGTGGCGCTGAGCTGCGGCGGTCAGGGTCGCAGTGGCCGTCAGGTCGCCGGCCACGACGGCCTGGTGGGCAGCGGCCGCGGCGAGGGTGACGATGGTCGGCAGGGAGGCGCCGGAGGTGGTGTCGTGCTGCGCGGCGGCCGTGAGCGTCGCCAAGGCGGCGAGGACGCCGTCGACCGCTCGACTGGAAGCGACGGTCGCATCGGCGGTGAGCGTGGCCGTGGCGGTCAGGGAGGAGCTCGCGACGGCCGTGCGCTGGGCGTCGGCTGTGAGGGTGGCGGTGCTCGCGAGCCCGGCGGTCGCGGTCTTGGCGACCGAAGCGTCGGCGCTAAGCGTCGCGGTGGCCGCGAGCCCCTGACCGGCTCCAGTGGTGGCTCGGGCAGCGTCGGCGGTCAGGGTGGCGGTGGTCGCCAGTGTGGTGTCGGCGTACGCCGCGCGGAGCCCGGTCGCGGTCAGGGTCGCGGCGGCGGGCAGCGACGTGCCGGCGTTCTGGTTGGTGACCGCGGCGGCGGCCAGGGTCGCGGTCGCGGGGAGCGCGGTGTCGGCCGCCCGGGTGAGGGCCATGGTCGCGGTCAGCGTCGCGGTCAGGGCCAGCGCGGCCGCTACGGACTTCCCGAGGGTCACATCGCCGCTCAGGGTGGCGGTGCTGGCCAGGGCCGCGTCGCCGTTGAGAGGCGCCGGGTTGATGACGACGTTGATGCCGTAGGTCGAGACGGCCGGGTTGGTCCACGTGCGGGTTCCGGTGGCGCCCGCGTTGACGGCTTGGGTGGCGCCGACCTTGGACAGGGTGGTGTTGTTCTGGAACCGCTGCGTGGTGCCGCTGGGGACGGTGTTGGACGTCGTGGAGTTCGTCAGCAGGCCGCAGTACAGCAGTGATGACGCCGTGGTGGCCGTGACGCCGGTGACGACGAGGTTGGCGGTCGAGCCCTGGACTCCGACGCCTGCCGCGATGGGCGTGGTCGGGTCGTGGCCAGTGAAGCGCGAGATGCTGCCTGCGATGTTGACGAGCGTGGCCGTGGTGGTGAAGGTCCACGATGCCGGCTCGGAGGCGCCCGCGATCCGGTAGAACATGTCCGAGCCGGAGGCGGCCGTGCCGATGCGGGTCCAGCCGCCGCCCGTCACGGTCCAGGTGCCGGAGCCGCCGCCCCACACCTGCGCGATCATCAGGTCGCCCGCGACCACGCCGGTCGGCTTGCCGAGGGCGAAGGAAGAGGAGGCGGTGGCTGCGTTGACTGCCACGGACTGCCAGGCAACGACCATGGGACTGGGCTCCTGCCTGACCTAGAGGAGAGGGCGGGCGCCGGGGGGTCGGGCGCCCGCCCCTGGGGGACGGGATCAGGCCGCGACGGGCGCGATCGACAGCGTGCAGCTGGTCAGCGTCAGGGTGTCGCCGGAGGCCCATGCCTTCGACGCGGTGAGCGCGATCGAGTAAAGGAAGTTCCCGGCCGTCGCGGAGTCCCACACCGAGATGTGGGTGATGGTCTCCGAGGTGCCGCCGTTGGTCCACGACGGGTTGGTGCCGCTGATCGACATCGAGCCGCCGGACACGGCGCCGTGGGAGATCCCGGGACGCGTGGTCGAGCCGGCGGCGGCGTTGGCGGTGCCGGCCGCGCCGGGGTCGCCGGTGTGGAGCTTGACGAAGGCGTTGGTGATCGCGGTCAGGCTGGAGCCTCCGGTGCGGATGGCGTCGAGCATGCCGTTGACCTTGGCCGAGGCGATTCCTGTGGTCATGGTGCTACTCCTTCTCGGTGGTGTTCTCGGCCGGGGCGGCCTGGTCTGGGTTGGCCTTGGTGACCTCGGCGTCGGCCGAGAGCGTCACCTCGAAGCGCAGCGTGGACATGGGGTGCTCCTTCACAGGTGTCCGCCGACGATGCGGCGGGACTTGGGGGGCGGGTGGATGCGGGAGTTGCCGTCGATGCCGTTGCCGTCGTCGCGGGGGTAGCAGCGGGTGACGGGCTGGCCGCCGAGGTAGATCGCGAGGTTGTCCATCAGGCACGGGCCGGGGTAGCTGATGTCGATGAGGCGCCGGACCTGCACGCCGAAGTTGACGACGTCGGTGGGACCGGCGGGCGCGTGCGGCATCTGCGGGATCGACCCGGTCAGGAACGGGGCGCCGCTCAGCGGGCCGATGGACCAGTCCCCGCCGGGGAGCCAGTTGAACTTGAACCACTGCTGAGTCGTGTCGATCACGACGCCGTCGTCGTTGCTGATCACGGTCGTGCCGGCGTCGATGTACTTCTCGGTCACGCTGACCGTCGGCGCGATCGCCGTGCCCTCGGAGGTGTCGACCGACTTCTCGAACACGTTGATCAGCACCTGGCCGAAGGACTCCAGGCCGGTGTCGGGGTCGGTCCAGTCCCACGTGGCGATGCACTGGATGGAGGACTGGTAGCCCTGCGCCTGCCCGCTGCTGTCGGTGATGCCCTGCAGCGGCCGGAACCGGGCCTCGTAGCCCTGCACCCACGCCGTGGCGGTCTGGAACGAGTACCGACCGGTGGTGTCGCCAGCCGGGTACGCCTCCTGCCGGTCCGCGCTCCCGGCCTGCGAGCCGTCGTAGCTGCCGCCGGGCACGAGCACGCCGGGCCCGAAGTCGTCCGACCCGAGGTCGTCGGTTCGTGGATGCAGCGCGGTTCCGCTGTCGAGCGGGTCGGGGGTCTCGAAGTCGCGCAGAACCCGGCGGGCGGTCACCTCAGTAGTCCTCGGACAGCGGCCAGAACACCCGGCCGGGCTTGAGCTTGCACGCGACTGTGGGGTGGATCGCCAGCCACAGCACCGAGCCGGCGTCGTTGGCGTTGGTGAAGGTGACGTAGTCGAACCCGGCGTCGTCGTGCCACTTCCCGGTCGGGGAGTCGCCGGCGTCGGAGAACTCGGTGGCGCCCTTGGACTGCGGGGCCCAGCCGGCGGGGTCGTCGGGGGTGCCGGCGGCGTAGAGCAGCACGTAGGCGTCGTCGAGCTTGTCGCGCACGCTCGGCTTGGTCCACCGCTTCGCGCCCTCCTTGGACAGCGGCGAGCCGACGAGGTTGTTCAGGGTCTTGGCGTGGATCTTCTTGCCGAACACCGCGACGGCGTACTCCGCGGCCGGTGTGGTCTCGAGCCGGATCTTCTGCACAGTCCCGGCCTGGCCCATCACGACGGGGATCACGGTCCAGGTGTTGGCGTCTAGGTGCTGGACGGCGTCGAGGATGCCGCCGACCTCGTCGACCTGGATCTTGTCGTGGGCGAGGCCCGAAGCCTTGTGCTGGGCCCAGAACGAGCGGTGGGGGGTGTTGCGGTTGTCCCGGTTGCGCTGGATGACCGACCACACCGTCATCGCGTCGCGGGCCTGGGTGTCGACGACCAGCTGCACCGACCCGTCGTCGTTCTGGGTGAGCCCGGAGACGTGCACGACGATCCCGCCGGCGAAGTGGGGGAGCTTGAGGTTCATGCCCGGCCACAGGTCGCGGGTGCGCAGAATGTCGGCGATCGGGTCGCCGGGGGTGTGGTCGCCGGCCACGATCGCGCCGGTGTAGATCGTGATCGTCCCGGCGTAGTTGTCCTGCGCGCGGACCATCGCGATCTGCTGCTGCGCCCAGGCCCGCATCTGGCCCTTGGTGAACCCCGAGCCGAAGTCGATGGACTGGTCGACACGCAGGCGGGTGGGGTCGTAGTTCGGGTTGCGGCGTACGAACGCCCCGGATGCCGACCGCTTCCACGCGGCCACGCGGCCGTCCTGGGCCGCGGGGAGGATCTGGGAGCCCAGCAGGCTGTAGCCGGTCGCGGAGACGTCCCACAGCGCCTTCCAGGTCGCCTTCGTCATCGTGCCGGTGACGGTCAGCCCGACGTCGTCCTGCAGGTCCTTCACCGCGCGCTCGGTGGCGCCGCCGAAGGTACCGGTGGGCACGTAGTCCCAGTCGGTGTAGCCCATCGTCCGCAGCCGCCACTGCATCACGGTGATGCCCTCGCCCGAGGTGGTGTCGGCGTCCGTCGTACCGGACCCGAACGCCGAGGCCATGGGGAACGCGGGCGGGTTGTTGGTCTTGAGCAGGCCGGGGTAGCCGCCGAACTTGATGATCGTCCCGGACGGCGTGATGCCGCGCGCGAAGATCCGGTTGGGCTCCTCGGCGATGTCGCGGTGCAGGGACGCGACCACGCGGGTGTCGTCGTTGTAGACGGTGCCGTCGATGGTGGTGGTGTCCTTGAGGAACGTGGTGTACACGCCGGTGGCCTTGTTCGGCATGGTCGTCCACTGCCGGCCGCTGCCGGTCGTGGCCATTGCCATGAGCGAGTTCATCCAGTCCAGCAGCCGGGTGCCGCCGGCGCGCAGGGTCTTGATCCCGGTCTCGGTGCCGGCGCGGGGGTGGTGCTGGCGCCCGCAGGCCTTGAGTCCGTTCGCGATCTGCTCGCCGAGGTCGGGCCGGGCCTGGATCAACGGCGGCTGCCGGTCCTGCAGCGCGGCCTTGCCGACCAGGTGCCCGCCGACGGACACCGAGAGCGTCGGGCCGTCGTGGTCGAACTCCACCACGACGCCGCGGTAGTCGCCCTTCGCGACCACGGCACCGGTCTCGGGGTCGACCCGCTGGATCTCGACCTGAGCGCCCGGCCGGAGCCAGGACAGCGCGCCGTACCCGGGCCGCTCGAACGCCGCCACGATCTGCGGGAACACCAGCGTCATCGAGCCCCATCCGAACGGCTCGATCACGTCGAACGAGGGCCGCGGGGTGACGACGCCACGGAAGTAGGTGACGTCCTTGCCGCCCACGATGATCCGGTCCCGGTGCGCCGGCGCCTCGGCGTACGCCGGGGTGTAGACCGGCCGCGCCCCGCCACCGGTCGTGTTGATGGTCGGAGCTGCGAACGCCTGCGCCACGACCCGTCCGACCGGGGCCACGTCGGCCGGCGGCGAGACCACGTCGGGGGTGAACTCGATCGTGGCCAGGCCGGTGACGTCGATCCCGTCGGCGCGGTTGTCGATCGCGCCCTCGGAGCTCGTCGAGCCGGCGACCGGGGCATCCGGCGCGACCCACGCCGAGCTGCCGCCGGCCGCGGCGACGGAGGCGACGTGGTCGGTCATCCCAGCGACACCAGGAGCCGGGTCGAGGGCACGGTGATCGAGTCACCCGACGCGCAGGCGACCGGGGAGCCGTACAGCACGGGCCCGTCGGAGGTGATGTCCACCGCGGTGCCGCCGAGGGTCTCGGAGACCTGGAAGTCGTCGGGCGTGGAGTTCACGACGTAGTAGACGGTCCCGCCGGACAGGCCGCCGGGGGTCGAGCCGCCGAAGATGATCAGGTCGCCGTCGACGTGGCTGTCGCTGTTCCCCACGATCCGGTCGGTGGTCGAGTCGGCGGTCTCGTTGGCCTCCCAGACGAAGCCGCCCCAGCGCGCCGCGGTGAGGCCGGCGTCCCAGATCTCGTAGTACGTGACGGTGACCGCGGGCAGCCCGGAGAACACGACGTCGGTCGCGGCGCGCTTCTGGCCTGATGCCGCCGCGTCCCAGGTGATCGGCTGATCGGCGTACGAGCCGCCGGTCACGTAGGAGTAGGTCTCGTCGAGGAGCCGCAGCAGGTCGCCGTCCTGCATGACGGCGTCGAGCATCAGGTCCGCGCCATCGGTGAACAGATCGCTCACGGGCCCTCCTCAGCTGTCGGAGTCGTCAGCGACGACGGTGTCGGCGAAGAAGACCGTGATCGAGGTCAGCGACACCGCGCCGGGCCCGGTCACCTCGAGCGGATCGGTCAGCGCGCCTGAGGGGCCCAGGTCGCCGCCGTCGACCAGGCACCAGTGGGTCGCGGTGTCGGACCAGGCGTCGGTCGCGTCGGCGAAGTCGATCGGCCCGGCGACCGAGCTGCCGGCGTCCGCGGCCGCCCAGTCCGAGGCGTTGATCGTGGCCCGGGCGTAGCCGCCGTCGCTGGTCAGCTCGGTGCCGCCGTCGGAGGGGTCGCCGAAGAACAGCGCCAGCTCGAGCGAGGACGGTGCGGTCCCGACCCCGCGGAGGTACAGGTCCAGCCACGCGTTCTGCACGGCATCGGAGACGACAGGCACCGGGTCCTCCTACTGGTTGACGGGGATCTGGAGCACGGCGCGGAACGCCAGTGCGTCGGCCAAGGCGTAGGTGATCGGGTCCCACGTCGGCGATGACGCGGTGGCGGTCCAGGACTTCACTTGGCCCTTGAGAGTCCGGCTGACGGGGAACGAGAGCCGGCCCAGCGCGGTTGTGAGCTCGGCGGCCTTCGTGTCGAAGTCGGCGATGCTCGAGGCGAGCACGTAGATCGCGAGCGTCCACGTCCCCTCGCCGACCCGGCTCGACAGTGGCAGGGACCCATTCACCCACGCCGAGTCCGGGGCAAACGTCACCACGGTCTCGAACGCCGGCTCGGCGTAGCCGTCCTCGGTGAAGACCAGGGGCCCGTCGTCCTCGGTGCTGTGGATGACCAGCGGGCCGAGCCCGAGAGAGGTTCGGTCGATGCTGACCGACAGGTCGCCGCTCATCCGCCGATCCCTCCCAGTGCCAGGCGACGCTGCCGGTTCCGCTCTGCCTTCACGAACGTGTTCACGTCCTGTGCGTAGACGGTGCCGATCTGGATCACGGGGGCACCGGTCGCGACTCGACCGTTGGCGTCGATGCGCGAGGTCGGGCGCGGCAGGGCCCCGTGCGGCACGGTGGTCGAAGGCTGGGCTGCCGGGTGACGGCGGGGCGCGGGTACGCCGGCCCCGAGGTTCAGGAACAGGTAGTCGAGCGCCGCCACGATCTCCGGCTTGCCCGCACGGATCTGCGCGGCCAGCGTCGAGGTCACAGCCTTGCCGACCTTCTTGCTGCCGGTGACAGCCGTCGTCCGGCTGGTCGTGGTCGTCGCGCCGCTGAGCAACGTGTTCAGGGAGCTCGTCGTCTTCACCGCACCCGGGCCGAGCAGGTTGGAGACCATGTTCTGGAGGAAGTTTTGACTGGTCTTCGTGCCGGTGTCCGAGGCCTTCTTCTGGGTTCCGCTGAGAGCGGTGGTCACCTGAGCGATCCACCTGGTCATCTGCCGCCGTGAGACGTCGATGCCGTTGAGCTTGGCCACCAACGTGGCCGTGCCGAGAGACTTGTTGCCGTACCTGGCAACGAAGGCCCGGAGCTCTTTCCGGTTCTGCGCGAGGCCCTTCATCTCGAAGTGGTGGACGATGGACTTCGGAATCTTCGCCAGCTGGTCCTTCGTGAGGCCGAGGACCCTGTTCAGCTTCCCCTGGTCGATCGCTTCCTTCTGGACGGCCGCGCGGGTTTTCAGGTGTGCGCCCGTCAGCTCCTTCAGGGTGTTGATCGCATTGTCGTAGCCCCGGAGTTCGCCTCCGAGTCGCTTCGCCAGGCGCTCGTTCGTGATCCGCTTCTGAAGCTCGTGGTACTTCGCGGTGTAGGTGTTCAGAAGCCGCTGTGCCTTGTTCTGATTCAGCAGGGCCGAGACCAGTTCTTGGTTGCTGATGCCGGCCTGATGGATGTACCGCAGAGAGCCGGTCGCCTGAAGCTGCTGCAGCACCGAAGCGCGCGTGGCGCGCGTAGCGGCGCCCGTGATCTGATTCAGCGAATCGCGGTACGTGCGGTTGGCGACGGCGGCCTTCTGCTGCCAGTGCTGCATCGTGGAGGCGTACGCCAGCTGCTGAGCCTTGTGAGCTGCGTTCTCAAAGCCACCGCTCAGCGAGGCCAGCAGGCCGACTGCTCCGCCGACGGCCGCTCCCCACGGGCCAGCCACTGACAGGCCGAGGGCCGCGCCGCCGGCCGTCTTCTCCAGCGTTGCGAGGCTCTGGTTGGTCTCGCCAGCCGCCTGGGTCAGGGCCAGAACTCCGCCGATTCCAGCCGCCGCCTTGATCGCGGCGCCGAACTTGACGGCAGTCTGGGTGGTGAGAGCGCCTTCGGTGCGCAGGGAGGCCATCTCGGCCTTGACGGTCGCCAGCCGGGTGGTGACAGAGGTGCTCATGCTCGCTGCGCCGGCTGTGATCTTCGGCCAGATGAGCGCGAGCAGGCCGCCCTCGATCACGATGGACTTCATCGGGCCGGGCAGGTCGCCGAAGTGTTTGGCCACGCCTCCGATGAGCTTCACGACCGGGCGGCCGTCCTTGACGATGTGCCCGAGCACGTCGGCGAACTCGCCGCCGGCGCCGGTGCCGTCCTGGATGCCCGTGACGAACTTCGCGGCCTCCGAGACCACCTTCTTGGTGATCGGCAACAGCCCCTTGCCGAGCTTCGCCTCGAGGTCCTTCGCCTCGGCGCCGAGGATGCGCTGCTGGTTGGCCAGCCCGCTCGAGGTCCGCGCGAAGTCGCCCTGCGCGTCCTTGGTCTGCTTCACGATCAGCGACTGCGCGGCCAGTACCCGCTGCTGCTGGGTCAGTGCGGGGATCGTGCCGTCCGTGGCCTTGGCCAGCGCCGACTGCGCGCTGCCGAGGCTAGCCTGCGCCTTGATCGCCGCGATGCTGGTCTTGCCGGACTTCTTCAGCACGGCGTTGTAGCTGGCCTGGGCGACGATGAGGCGGGCCTGCGCGCTCGCGATCTTGCTCTGGTCCTTGACCGGCTTCAGCAGGCCGAGGCGCAGGGCCTCAGCCTTGAGCGAGGCGTCGTTCAGCAGGACGCCGTAGGCCCGGATCGGCTCCGACTCACCACGCAGCGCGGCGCCGATAGCCTCGATCGCCTGCTCGGGGGAGGTGTTGTGGAACGACGACAGGTCCGAGGCGAGACCGGTGAGCTTGGTCGAGAAGCCGACCAGCTTCTTCCCGTTCAGGCCAGCCGACTTCCCGAAGATCGCGAACGTGTCCGCCGCATCGAGGGCTTGCTGCTTGGACTGGCCCATCGCCGAGGCGGCGCCGGCGGCGAATCGCTGCAGCGCCGGGAGGGCCTGGCTGCCGAAGATCTGCCCGGTCTTCGACACGGTCTCGTTCAGGTCCGACGCAGCCGAGATCGAGTCCTTGGTGAAGTCCTTGACCTGGTCGGCCACGAAGAGCCCCGCGACCACCCCGCGGAGCTTCTTCAGCGGATGCGCAGCCGCAGACGCGAACTCCTCACCGTACTTGGCCCCCGAGGCCTTGCCCGCCTTCGTGGCCGGCCCGTCGAGCTCGCGCGAGATCGCCGACTGGCCACCGCGGAAGGAGGGGATGAGGGACACGTACGCGGAGGCGATCTCACCGGGCATGGAGCACCTCCTGATCTAGTTGTGTCCGTGGGCGCGCAGGATCGCCTCGACCTGCTCGCGGGAGCGGCCGCCGGTGTTGCCCTGGCGTTGCGAGGTGCGCGCGGGCCCATCCGGCCACGGGCGCTTCGTCGGTGTCGGCTTCTCGAAGTTCGCCCATCGGAACGAGTCGAGCAGCTGGGCCAAGAGTTCGGTCTGCTCGGGCCACGGTCGGCTCCACCCGCTGACGGCGGCGTAGGTGGCTGAGGCGGGGTCCTCGAGGAGTTGCCCGAGGAGACGGCCTGCCTCGGGCCATGTCATGGCTACTCCGACTGCGGTGACGGGGAGTGCGAAGCGGGTTCGCCAGTCGTACTCGACGGCTCCTCGGTGCCTGGCGAGGACGTTGAGGAACCGGTGGATTCCCCCATCCAGGAGAACACCGCCGTGATCATGTCGCCGGTCTTCAGCGACAGCAGGGCGGCCTTGGTGGCCGGGGCCAGGTCCTGCGCCTCGACGGTGGCGATGGTGAGGCGAGCCTGGGCGCCTTCGTCGTCGGGGTGCAGGATCGCGTAGTACGAGATCTCGCCCGGGACGTCGCCGGCCTTGGCCTCGTCGATCGGGGGCAGGGTGTGCTTCTTGCCGTCGTACGTCTCGAAGACGTACGAGCCGGGAGCGGGGTCCTTCTTGGGCATGCGCGGGGGTCCTTCCTGGTGCGCGGGATGGGTTGCGCGGGATGGGAGTGGGGACCCGGCCGGCGACTCCCGCGCGAAGCCGCCGGCCGGGGGTCGGTCAGGCGCCGGTCTTCAGCGCGGTGGCCCAGGTCCGCATGTTGTAGCCCGCGGTCGAGTCGCGCTCGAGGTCGAAGGTGACCTCGTAGCCGATGGGCTCGGCGTTCTTGTAGACCAGGTCGCCGATCTGCGCGAGCACCGCCTTGGGGAGGTGGTTGCGCAGGAGCTCGTCGCCGTCGATGACGTCGACGATCATGTCCTTCGGCGTGTGGTCGGCGTTGGCGTCGTAGTCGTACGACCCCTCGGTGGAGGTCTGGGTGACGTCGCCGAAGGTGAGCTCGATGACCTCCTTGCGCGTCTCGAGGAGCACGCAGTGGAACTGGGGGAGGTCGTCGGACTTGGTTCGCAGCGTGCGGACGGTGGCGCCGTTCTGCCATGCCTTCAGGTTGGTCTTGTCGCCGCTCGACGGGAACGACAGGGTGACGCCGTCCTCGCTGATGTAGCCGACGTCCACGCGAGGCGCGATCGCGTCCGCGGTGCCGGTGGGGGCGGTCATGCCGGAAGTGCCGTACTCGGCGTACGAAACCGCGCCGGTGATCGCCACCCGCACGTTGTCAGCATCGGTCGTCATGGTGACTCCTTGGTGAGTGGTGGTGGACGCTGCGCGGTCGCAGCGCGATCAACCACCCGGCGCGGACGGGTGGAAGCAGTGGGGTCAGCCGCGTGCGGCGTGCGGCTCGGACGCCTCGTTGCCGGACGCGGTGCGGCAGGGCTCCTCGCCCACGGCGCCGCACGTCGGGCACGCGGACTCGGGCGCCTCGTCCTCGACGGGCTCCCAGCCCTGGGAGGCGTAGGTGTCGGCGCGGTCGCCGGCGTCGACGATCAGCTCGGACTTCGGGTGGCGCATCTTCATCAGGACTCCAGGAGGCTGAGGCGGGTGGCGATGTTGAGGACCATGTAGCGCAGCTGCTGGCCGGATGGGTCGTCGACCTGCGAGGGCCCCGAGGACACCGAGACCGACAGCACGGGCTTGCCGTCGGGAGCGGCCCAGAGCAGCGCGAGGACGAGACGGGCGAGGTCAGTGGCGTCCTGCTCGGTCATGGCGTACACCTGGACCGCGAGCCGAGGCTGATCACGGACCTCGCCCTGGAGACCGCCGTCACGACGCAGGATGACCATGCGGTCGCGGCGGGGGTCGGGGATGCGGACGCCGACGTAGACGTGTGTGGCGTACGACTCGGTTCGGCCGGCCAGGGCTGAGCGGAGCGTCTGGCAGCCCCACAGCTCGACGTCAGGCGCGACCAGCGCGCTCGGCTGCCACGGCATCAGCGGGCCGCATCCAGGGCGCGGGCGAGGTTGCCGGTCCGGGCCTCGACGATCCAGTCGTGGTTGGTGCTGCCGGCGACACGCACCGAGGCGCGGTCGGTGGTGGCCTGCTCGATGTGCAGCCCATCGCGGTATTCGCCGGTCTCGACCGGAGCGTGGGACCGACCGTGCTCGAGGACCCGCTCGGCGCGGACGGTGAGGTCGGCGCGCACACCGGGGTCGACCAGGAGCTCGGCGATGCCGGAGTGGTCGAGGACGACCTTCACCTTCGCCATCGCTCAGCCCTCCACGCTCTTCAGGGTCACGACCAGGCCCGGGCGCCAGCCGGTGAACGGAGAGCGCCAGTCGGCGGGGCGGCCGTCGACGGCGTACACGACGCCACGGACTCGCATCCGGTCGCCCTCAAGGACGTCGGAGCCGGCCGGAAGGTAGAGCGTCGGTGAGGTGGTCACCATGTCGCGGCGAGCGTCCAGGGTGCTCTGGGAGCCGCCCGGATCGAAGCCTGCACCCGCGATGTTGAGCTCGTTCGCCGCCGACCAGTCGAGGTCCACCGGCTCGCCCGAGTACGGGTCGGTCTTCGACCCGGCTCGGATCCGGGTGACAGTCTCGCCGTAGGCGAAGTCCATCAGCAGTCCTCGTAGAAGATGGGCTCGCCGGCGATGTCCACTCCGCAGGAGCAGAACGTGGCCCCGAACGCCAGGGAGCACCAGTCGGCGTGCGGCCCGGTCGAGCATGCGACGGTATCGACCGAGTACGCCTTGTTGTCGTCGCCGTCGGGGTCGGCGCAGATCGACTGCAGGTCCTTGATCTCCGACGGCCAGGGCCGGAACCCGCTGGACTTCTGACGCGTGTCGATGGTCATCCCGAACGGGCCTGCGGTCTGCTGGGCGAGGGCGCCCGACCCAGCCTCGGCCCACCGCTGGATCATCCCGACGAGGATCAGCTTCGCCTCGGCGAGCTGGTCGTTGCTGGGAGCCGGCTGCCCGTCGCTGGTGCCGTCCCAGGCGAGGCAGGGGGCGACCCGTGAAGCGTTGGCGTTAGCACCAGCCACCATGAGGTCGATCAGCTCGTTCTCCTGCAGAGCCGACGGCAGGTCTGTGGTGCTGACGATCTCAGCCACGGGTCACCCCCTCACTCACTCGTCGTCGGACTCGTCGTCGAGGTCGGCGGCGGCCGCGTCATCGGCCTCGAGGTAGGCGACGAGCTCGGCCTGCTTGCCCTTGGTGGGGATCAGGTCGGCGTCGTCGCGGCCCTCGTTGCGACGCTGGATCTCGGCCTTGAGGTCGGCGACCTTGAGGGCTGCGTAGCCCTCCGGCTCCGATGCCTCCTCAAGCGGCTCCCACTCGCTGCCGAGCGCGGCCGCGATCTCGTCGGAGACCGACACGATCGCGCCGTTCGCGGCGCTCTGCAGCCGCGGCATCAGCCGGCCACCTTGTCGACGATGAGGGCGACCGCGTTGAGGTCCGCGATGCCCCAGCCGTAGACGACCTCGGCGCGGAACGCGACCTGGTTGTTGCGCTTGAGGTCGCCGTTGCCGTCCGGGTCGCCGTACTCGATCATCTCGAGGCCGAGGGCCCGCTGGACGCCCCAGCCGACGGTCGAGAAGTCGCCGACCACGCCGAGCGTCTTGGTCGCGGTCGCCGCGACACCCACGGCACCGACGGTGCGCGACACCGACGCGACGTGCCCCTCGAGCTCGGACCGGGCGGTGGTGAGCCGGAAGTCCGGGTACAGCTTCTGCTCGGTCTGGGTGGCCCGGGCCCCCGAGAACTTCGCGGCGAGGGCGGGGTCGAGGGCGACGCCGGAGGGCACGTAGCCGGAAGCGAGCACCAGCTGGTCCGCGGCGTCGAGCTCGACGTACGGCTTGTTGGTGGCGACCCGCTCGACCTGGTTCGTGGCCTGGTCGAGGAAGGTCGTCATGGCGGCGACCGCGGCACCACCGGTCGGGTTGATGCCGTGGAAGACGCCGAAGTCCAGCGCCCGGGACAGGGCGGGCTGGATCAGGTCGAGGATCTGCTTCAGCGCGTTGAGCTGGTAGTCCTCGTCGGCGTACTTGACCTCGTCGGTCCAGCGCACCGTCTTGTGGAACTTGAACGGCTTGAGCGTCATCGCGGTCGGCGTCAGGGTCGAGCCGCCCTTGTTGGCGCCCTCACCGACGAACTCGGCCTCGCCGATGTCCCAGGTCATCGCGTGGCCCTGGCCGAACTTCATCGGCAGGGTCGGCGACAGCGTGGCGACGCAGGAACCGGCCTGCACCTTCGTCAGCCACGGGTCCATGATGTGGTCGGGGAGGTTGAGGCTCCCGGTGGTCAATGCGGCCATGATGATCCCTCCTCAGGGGTCAGTCGTTGCCGAACAACTGCTGCGCGAGGTCGCGCATCGGGTCGTCGTTCGACGGATTCGGGGTCTTGCCTTCGTTGCGCACGCGCGGACCCTGCTTCTTCCGCTCGGCCTCGGCGGCTGCCAGGCGCTCGGCCTGAGCACGGAGCGTCTTCTCGTCCGCGCCGGTCAGGAACAGGTCGGCGTCGGAGGGCTCGCCCTTCGTGCCGGCCTTGGTGCTGATGCCGAACTCGGCTGCGATCCGGGAGCGGGTGGCGTCCATGGTCGCCTTGGCCGTGCTCGTCTCGAGCTCGGCGATGCGGTCCTCGAGCGTCTTGGCGCCCGCGGCCTTGGCCTTCAGGTCGTCGTAGTCGGCGTACTTCGACCGCTCGCGCTGGACGCGCTCGCGGACGATGCGGTCGACGTCGGCCTGGGTGAAGGACTGCGGCGGGGTGTCGACGCTCCCGGTGCCTCCTTCGCCTCCGGTGTCGCCACCTTCGCCGCCCGGAGCGGGCGTCTCGATGAACCACAACGGCTTCTTGAGTCGGTGCATGCGCGTTTCTCCGTTGCCTCGTCAGGTACTGCTCCGGCGTTGAGCGCCGCCGTGGCGCTTCCCCCGAATCCGGGGTGGTCGAAATGCCGAACGCCCCGGAGCCGGACGGCTCAACGGGGCGTAGCGGGAGGGGTGTAGGTCAGGCGGTGGCGAGTGCCGGGCGCTCGGCCACGACGTCGGCCGTGTCGGCGTCGGTCAGCTCGAGTCGCCACGCGGTGCGCGCGGCGAGGAGGTCGTAGGCGCGGCGTGCGAGCGCGTTGCTGTCCACGATGGAGTCGGCGACCAGCAGGGTGCTGCCGTCGGCCTCGTCGTAGCCGATCGCCCAGATGCCGGTGGCCAGCTGGATGACGGTGGACTCGACACGGTTGGTGGTCAGCGGTGTGGTGGCCTGGTCGGTGAGCGTGCGGACGACGTCCTCGGCGGGCGCCCAGATCTCCACTGTTGCGGTGTTGCCCATGCTGCTCACCTCCTCCATCGCGCGAGTTGCTGTATCTGGCCGTCAACCTCGCGGATGACGAGGAGTTCGACCAGTCGATCGTACCTGCCGAACGCCGCCTCGGCCTCCGACAATGCGGTCTCCGCCGAGCGAGCACTGCGGGACAGGTCGAGGATCAGGCGGTCGCTCTGGCGGGCTGCCGCGCGCACGTTGTTCGCGATCGTGTTGGCCGAGTTGCCCAGTGGTGACTTCGCCTCCCACACGCGCGACTCGACCTCGAGGTCAGGTGAGACCTGGTCGTGCGAGCGGCGGAGGAACCTCACGTCCAGCCCCATCGAGGCAAGCCTCTCGGCGGTGTCGATCTCGTGCTGGAGGGCCTTCTGGCCGTTGCGATCCACGGTGCCCAGTGTCGGGATGTTCGCCAGCTCGTCGGGATGGTCCTTCATCCACTGCACGGCCCGCTGCCGGTCGGCCTTCGACGAGCCGCGCGCCGAGGGGGTGTAGGGCTTGACCGGAAGCCCGTGGCCGGACCAGGCGGCGACGGCGACACAGTGGCAGTGGTCGTGGGCGGAGAAGTCGGCGGTCTCCTCGGAGTAGACCGCGCCACGGCTGGCGAGCATCCGGCAGAAGAAGCACCCGCTTCCGCGCGCCTGGCGCTCCCACCCGTCCGACCCCGGGTCGTTGATCGAGGACCGCATGATCGTCTGATTGCCCGACTGCATGATCCGCTTGGCCAGTCCGCCCTGGAGGAGACCGGAGAGGCCTGTCGGGGTGTTCGCCGTGCTGAGGGACCATCCGGCGAGCGCGTGGCCGCCGTCGGCCAGGTCGACGGGCTCCGCGGTGAACGAGCCGGCCACGCCGTGCGCGGCGCGGTCCTCCTCGTAGAGGTCGGCGGCCACCGCGGCGGCGGCGAGCTGGTACTTCGCGGCCAGGCCGGGCATGAGGTCGTGGAGAGCGGCAGCGACACGGGCCCGTGCGTTGACGTCGCCGGCCAGGGCGGCGGGAATGTCCTGCTCGACCTGGGAGATGACCTGCGCGAGCTCGCTGTTCGCGTGCTCGCGCAGGCCCTGCAGGGCGCTACGAAGATCCGACGACAGGCTCACTGGGCGCCTGCTTCGGGTCCTGCGGCGGGTTCAGGGACGCGGCGATCGCGCGCCCGGCCGCGCGGCGGCGATCGGCGAGTGCGCGACGGATCTGGTCGGGGCCCAAGCCGAGCAGCTCCAGCCCGACCTCGGACTCAGCGAGCCACGGCACCGCGGTGATCTGCTTCATGCCGGCGTCGGCCTCGGCCGCACGCGACACGTAGCGGGGGTTGCGCCACTTCGGCTTGATCGAAGACCACTCCGAGGGGATCTCGGCGATCCCGCCGATGCCGTTGGCCATCGCGAGCTGGCGCACGAATGCGCGGCGTACGGCCGGCGAGGCGTCCCGGGTGGTGCCCTCGGCCTCAGCGATGAGCTCGTACTGGCTGGCGTCGTAGGACTCGGCGCTGGTCGGGTTCGACACGTCGGTGATCGCGAGCGAGGAGTCCGGGAGCGACGCCTCGCGCGCGGCGAGCTTCGCCAGGGCGTTGAGGTCCGCGAGCTGCGGGGTCGGGTCGGAGGCCGGGAACTGCTTGACGTCCGCGCGCGGCTGCGTGGCCTCTTCGTCGTCCGGGATGCCCTTGATCCGGCCGAGCCGGACCGCGAACACGTCCTTCTGGGTGCCGTCAGCGTTGCGGAACACCGTCTCGTCGGCGCCGAGCATCCAGAACTCGGGGTTCGAGTAGACATCCATGTGGCCCTCAAGCCGGATCAGTGTGCGGACGGCGGCGTCCTGCAGGCCCATCAGCGGACGGGTGATACGCGACGACCCGAAGGGCCTGCGGAGCCTGTTCGCGCCGTTCGGCCGGTACAGCACGCGCTCGGCGGTCATGCCCCAGGAGTGGTCCTGGACGTTGGCCTGCCACCGATACCCGACCTTGGTCGCGGTGATCGTGCGGTTGTACAGGTACAGCGCGAGCTCGGTCGGCTGGCCCTCGTCGTCCTCATCGATGATCGAGAGCAGGCTGTCGAGCTGCTGGGTGCGCTTGTTCCACTGGCCGGTCGACGACAACGCGTCCTTGGCGTGGATCTGCCCTGCCGGCTCGCCGTCCTCGCCCTGGATGTTGACCAGGAACGCTGGGCCGTGGATCAGCGCGGAGTTGATCGCGCCGGCGACCTCGCTCAGCACGTCGGTGTCGTCGAGGATCTGGTATGCGCCGAGGTCCTCGAGCTTGCCGTCGCTCCATGTGAAGCCGTCCAGCGCGCAGCGGCGGCCGAGCAGGTCGACGGACTTGCCGCACCAGCCCAGCACCAGCCCGAGCCTGTAGTACTGCGGCGGCACCAGGCTGCCGACCATCCGGACGGCCCGCTTCGAGTCGTAGTAGGACTGCCGCAGCAGGTTGCGGCGCTTGTGCTGGTGCAGCTGCGCCAGCAGCGCGTTGATCGTGGCCAGCTCGTCGTTGCTCACGCCCGGCAGCCGGGAGATGTACGGCGCTGCGCTCATGAGACCGTCGCCCTCCTTCGCCCCGTGGATCGTCGGCCATCGCCGCTGGTCTTCTTCGTCGTCATCGCGCCGCCCAGCGCGAGGGTGATCGCCACGAGCGGGTGGATCTTCGTGCTCGGGTCCTTGCGGTCGTAGCCCCAGCCGCCCGCCGTACCGATCGCGCGCTTCCGCGCGCCGGCGCGTGCGTCGTTCACCGACTCCTGGTCGCCGTGGCTGAGCCGGCCGCCCTCGAGGTGCGACACCACCAGGCCGCAGGACTGCGACATCGTGCCCGCGGTGCCGGCGATGATCTTGCAGCCCCGAGCTCGCAGCGTCGGGATCATCGAGTTCGCCGGCGACGCCGAGTCGATCACCACCGGCGTACGACGCCCGGCCGCCTTCACGACCCACTCGACCGCGACGGCCTCGTCGACCCCGGCCCACACCTCCTCGAGGTGCGCAGCGTCATCTACTCGCCACGCCGCGCCGACCGAGATCTCGCGGCCGTGGGACATGTCCACCCCGAGCGCGTCCGGTCGCGCGCTGTTGACCGGGCCGATGTCGACGGCGTCCGCCCACAGAGCGCCGTTGATCGGGCTGAACTGCTTCGTGATCTCGTCCCAGATCCCGAGCGCCTCACGCCGCCACGAGTCCTCGTTCTTGAGCTTCTTCCGCAGCCGGAGCATCGCCCGCTCGCTCGTCCGCGTCGGGAACGATGGATTCGCCTTCCGCCACTGGTCACGATCCATCGGGTCGCTGCCGCGGTCGGCCGAGAACTCGATGTACAGGGTGCCGTCCGACTCGCCGTCAAGGGCTTCCTGCCGCAGCAGCGTGAACCACTCGCCCTTGTCCTTCGGGCGGGGTGGGGTGCCGATCACGAAGCACAGGGGGTTCACCGCGACGTTCTGCGCGGCGCCCATGTTCTCGAGCGCGTCGTTGGACAGGTGCTGGCCCTCATCGAACACGATCACGTCGACGTCGGTGCGGCCACGACCGAAGCCAGACTCTCGAGCGCCGAACTCGATGCTCGAGCCGTTGTGGAAGTAGATCGCCTCATCGCCCTTGCCGTGCGGCGTTGCGCGGATGTGGCGCTTCAACCTGGGCGAGTTCTCGATCAGCTCGACGAACTTGTCGAACGTCTCGAGCGCGGTGTCCTTGATCTGCGCCGTCCAGATCACCGTGAGACCCGGCTTCATCAGGCACAGGGCGAAGATGATGCAGCCGATCAGGTACGTCTTCCCGACCTGGCGCGGGATCGAGAACACCGTGGTGTCGGCGGCGTACTCGCCGTCAGCTCGGAGCGCGAGCGCGAGCATCCCAGCGCCGTCCTGCCAGCCGTCGAACCCCCACCCGAGTCGGCGGCAGGTCTCGCGGACCGCCGGCCACTCGCTCGCCACGATGCCAGCCGGGACGATGACGTGCCGAGCAACCTGCGACAGCGGCCGCCGGTCGGTGGCCTTGGCCTTCTTCGGCTTGCTCGGCTGCGCCGGGGCGCTGCTCGGACTAGTAGCCCGTCCCATCCCACGCCTGGATCTCGAGCGGCGCGACGACCGACTCGTCGGCCTTCTCGACGGCGCGTCGTGCCTCCTCCTCGCGGATCAGCGCGTTGAGCTTGTTCAGCTCGTTGCTGTACTGCGGCCGGGTGTTCCCCGCAGCGTTCACCAACGACTCGGCGATGATCTTGCGCTGCGCCTTCATGATCGCCAGGTGGTCACCCGACTCGACAGCCTCGAGCAGCGTCAGGGCCTCGACGGGTG